CGGTGCTGCCACCAGTTACTTCACTGGCGGAGGCGGCGGTAACGGGCTGGCGGCTGGATCTGCTGGTGCAACGTCTTCGAATCTCGGCGCGTCCTCGGCTGGTTATTCCAGCAACTACTTCCCGCAGGCGCTCGGCGGTGCCTGGTCGTCGGGCGTGCAAATGTTCGCCAACGGCGGCGCCTTCACCAACAGCGTCGTCAGCACGCCGACCGCCTTCGGGATGGCCGGCGGCCGAGCGGGTGTAATGGGTGAGGCGGGGCCGGAGGCGATTATGCCGCTGACCCGGACTTCCAGCGGCAAGCTGGGTGTTCTCGCCGCCGGCGGCGGCTCCGGAACTGCGATCAGCATCAGCGCACCGGTCACGGTGGTGACGCAGGATCGAGGCTCCGAAGGGATGCAGATCGACCAGCAGGCACTGTCGAGAAACCTGCAATCGCAAATGCAAGCCGTGGCCGAGAAAGCCGTCGCTGATTCTTGGCGCGCGGGCGGTACCAGCTTCCGAAATGCAAATGGGAGGGCATGATGGCCATCGAGAAATTCACCTGGCCAACCGAGCGCGGGGAAACACCCGATATCACCTATCGGGTGCGCACCTCGAAATTCGGCAACGGCTACGCGCAGAACGTCGGCGACGGCCCGAACAACAAAGAGGACTCCTACTCGGTTACCTGCGTCGGCCAAAAGGCCACGGTGCTGGAGATCATGAAGTTCCTCGACCGGCACGCCGGCGCGAAAGCGTTTCTCTGGACAACGCCGCTCGGCGAACTCGGCCTGTTCACCTGCAAAAATCCCGCTCCCACGCCAATGGGCGGCGGGGTCTTCAAACTCACCGCCACGTTCGAGCGGGCATTCCAACCATAAGGGGCAATCATGCCGCTGATCAGTGACATCCAAGTGCTTGAGCCTGGCAGCGAAGTGCTGCTCTTTGAATTGGACGGCACGGACTATGGCGCGGATGTTCTGCGCTTCCACGGGCACGCGATTCCGCACACGGCGGCCGAGCTGATTGCCGCCGGCGACAATGCCGACCAACTGCCGGCGAAGGCCATATACTGGCAGGGTAACGAGTACAGCGCCTGGCCGATGCAGATCGACGGCATCGAGGCGAACGGCGACGGAACTGCCGTCCGGCCCACGTTATCGGTGGGCAACGTCAATGGGCGCATCACCGCGCTCTGTCTGGCATTCGAGGATCTGCTCGAGTTCAAGCTGACCATGCGTCACACGCTGGGCACCTACCTGGACGCCGCAAACTTCCCGGCCGGCAATCCAACGGCAGATCCTACCCAAGAGACGATCGAGGTCTGGTACATCGACCAGAAGATGAACGAGGACGGGGAAACCGTTAGTTGGGAGCTGGCCAGTCCGGGCGACGTTGGCAGCGAGTCGATCGGCCGGCAGGCGACGACACTGTGCCACTGGTGCCTCACCGGCGGTTACCGAGGGCCGAACTGTGGCTACACCGGCCCGTACGTCACGAAAGATGGCGTTGTCACCGACAATCCAGAACTGGACGAATGTGACGCCACGTTGGGCAAGGGGTGCATCCCACGTTTCGGCGAGGGCAATCCGCTGCCTTTCGGCGGCTTCCCGGCCGTTTCGCTGATCGCACGGAGCTGATATGCGCAAACACATTTTGAACGCGATCCAGGTGCACGCGGCGGCGGAATATCCGAAAGAATGCTGCGGTCTTTTGCTGGCGGTGGGTCGAAAGCAGCAGTACTACCCGTGCCGCAACGTCTCTACCGAGCCGAACGAAGAGTTTCGAATCGACCCGGAGGAGTACGCAGCGGCCGAGGACGTCGGCGAGGTGATTGGTGTAGTTCATTCGCATCCGGACGCCACCAGCAGGCCTTCGCCGCGCGACATGGCAATGTGTGAAGCGACGGCTTTGCCCTGGCACATCCTGAGCTGGCCCGAGGGCGATCTGCGAACCATCACACCGGCCGGCGAGGTGCCGCTGCTGAAGCGGCCTTTCGTCCATGGCGCCTGGGACTGCTGGCAGGTCTGCGCAGACTGGTACAAGCGCGAATGGGGGTTGGAGTTCGAAGCCTTCAAGCGCGCCGAAGGCTGGTGGGAGAGCAAGGACAACGCCAGCCTGTACGAGGCGAACTACGAGGCCGCCGGGTTCTACCGGGTCGATCAGCCGCAGCGAGGTGACATGATCGTGATGGAAGTGGGACGGACGGTTTGCCCGAACCACGCCGGCATTTTTCTCGGCGCTGACCCGGCGCTGCCAGGGGAGGATGCGGCGACGTTCGGCTCCGGGCCGTTCCTGCTGCACCACCTGTACGGCAGGCCGTCAGAGGTCATTGTTTTCGGTGGCCCTTGGCTCGATCGCACGCGCCTGATCTTGAGACACAAAGAAGCAAGACTAGCTAAATGATGCGACGAGGGGCCGCGTAAGCGAGTGATGCTAGAATGCTGGCTCCACTCGAGCGAAGGAATGTCCCGATGTTGAAATACAGCGATATCACCCAACGATTCATCGAGTTCCGGCGCGAGCAGGACGAGTATTGGGAGCACTTGCGGAAGGCAGCGTACCAGCTGCTGAAAGATCTTGAGGTATCGTTAGAGTTGCCGTCTCAATCCTGGACGGACGAGACTGGCAAGCTCTTCCACTATGTCGACATCGGATCGATCGAAAGTGGTGAGTTCAAGCGTGTTCATCCGATGGAGTTCCAAGGAGAGGATCTTCGTTATAACTTCGCGATACGAATTGCTTTGGAAGAAAGCTCGAAGGATGTGTCGAAGGCTTTTTATTTCCAGCGCGTGACTTTGTTCGCTAACAATGAAGTCATTGTTGTCACGCTTGCTGGCGCAGATCACGAAACCGTCTTCAACACATCGAAAGACGTTGTGGACGGCCAATTCTCAACTGTCGTTGAGGCGATCAAGGAAAATTTAATGGGTGTGCTGACGCTGAAAGTGTCAGGCTGACTCCCAGTAGCCCGGTCCAGCACCGGGCTTTTTCATTTCCGTCCGCCCCAGTGATATCGTTCACCCTTTCCCACAGGAGTGACCTGCATGAAATTGATCGTAGGAGCTTTAGCGGTAGCGCTGTTGGCGGGGTGTGCGACTTCGCCGACGCCTTCCAATGAAGCCAAGCAGGCGCCGGCTAGTCAGTTGTCGGCCTACCAGTCCAAGCCATCAGGGGCTTATGGGACACTGCAAGTGATCCGCGACTCTGGGCAGACCGGAAGCCTTTGTTCAATGGCCGTTTTTATCGATGGCAAACAAGCTGCCAAGCTCGACCCGGGGCAGAAGGCATCTTTCTATCTGCCGCCTGATTCAGTTTCAGTTGGCGCCGCTTACACGGGCTCTGGCATCTGCTCTATGGGTGCAGCCCGAGTAGAGCGGGAAGCGATCGTGAAAGACGGCGCGGTCAAGAAATACCGAGTTTTCACCGGGGGCGATGGGCAGATCGACATACTGCCCACGACTCTCTGAACATACCGCCTCCGGGCGGTTTTTTATTGCCTGGAGAATGGCATGTACTCAGCAATCACCTACACGCCAATGACGAAAGTCATGTTGTCCGGCTCACTTGCGAAGAAGTTTTTTCGAAGCAAGCCATTCCTTCTCGATGGCGGATCGGCCGTGGAGGTGTTCCGTGCGCTCAATGCGACCATCGATGGTTTCTCCGAAGAAATTAAACGACTGGAGCGCCTTGGGCTGAAGTTCGCGATCTTCCGAAATCGCGAAAACATCGGGATGGATGGATTCGATCTCGGCGGTACGCGCGAAATTCGCATTGTTCCGGTGATTGCCGGGAGTAAGCGTGCGGGCGGGCTGCAGACCATCATCGGCACAGTGATGATCGCCGCAGCCTATGTACTGTCATTCACTCCATTTGCAGCCGCATCTCCGTTTTTGTATGCGGCCGGCGCGTCGATGGCGATCGGCGGCGTGATTCAAATGCTCAGCCCTCAAGCCTCAGGCCTGAAGCAAAGCGCATCACCCGAGAACTCTCCGTCCTACGCCTTCGGCAGCGCCAAAAACACCACGGCCAGCGGCAACCCGGTACCGATCTGCATCGGCGAACGCCGGTGGGGCGGGATGATCATCTCGGCCTCGATCCTGGCTGAAGACAAAGTGTAAGCAGGACAGCAACACAACAACCGCCCGCGAGGCGGTTTTTTATGCCTGGAGGAAAGCATGGGCGCAGCGCAACAGATCGAGATCCACGGCGAGAAGGGCGGCAGCAGCAAGCCGAAGTCGCCGGTCGAAGCCAGCGACAACCTGCGCTCGACCAACCTTGCGAAATTGCTGATCGCCGTGGGCGAGGGGGAGTTCGACAGCGTTCCAACCGATTACGACATCTACTTGGACAACACGCCGATCCGCGATGCCAGCGGTAACTACAACTTCCCGAACGTGAAGTGGGACTGGCGCCCGGGCTCGGTGGATCAGACCTATATCCCCGGCATCCCGTCCGTAGAGAACGAGACTTCGCTGAACATTGAGCTGCGCAGCGATTCGCCGTGGGTGCGCTCGATCACCAATACCCAGCTTTCCGCCGTGCGCATGCGTTTGGCGTGGCCGGCGCTGCAACGCTCCGATGACCAGGGCAATGTCGGCGGTTATCGGATCGAGTACGCAATTGACGTGGCCACCGACGGCGGCGCCTATCAGCAGGTGCTGGTGGACGCTGTTGACGGCAAAACCACCACGCGTTATGAGCGTTCGCGCCGTATCGACCTGCCGACCGCCACCACGGGCTGGCAGATCCGCGTACGCCGCCTGACGCCGAACCAGAACAGCAACAAGGTCGCCGACACCATGCTGGTGGCCGGGTATACCGAAGTGATCGACGCCAAGCTGCGCTATCCGAATACCGCGCTGCTCTACATCGAGTTCGACGCCGAGCAGTTCACCAACATCCCGGCGGTGACCGTGAAGTGCAAGGCACGACGCTGGATGGTGCCGAGCAACTACGACCCGATTCTGCGCACCTACACCGGGACGTGGGACGGCTCGATGAAGTCGGCCTGGACCAACAACCCGGCGTGGATCACCTACGGCATTTGCACCGAAGACCGTTTCGGCCTGGGCAAGCGCATCAAGCCGTTCATGGTCGACAAGTGGGAGCTGTACCGGATCGCCCAGTATTGCGACCAACTGGTGCCGAATGGCCTGGGCGGCCAAGAACCGCGCTTCCTCTGCGACATGAACCTGCAGGGCAAGGCTGACGCGTGGTCGTTGCTGCGCGATATCTCGGCGATTTATCGAGGCATGACGTACTGGGCGCAGGGCCAGTTGGTGATGCAGGCCGACATGCCGCGCGCGCAGGACTTCGACTACGTATTCACTCGGGCCAACGTCATTGACGGGAAATTCTCGTACGGCAGTGCCTCGGCGAAGACCCGTTACACCCGTGCGCTGGTCAGCTACGACAACCCAGCCAACAACTACGACACTGACGTTATACCGTTCGCCGATCTGGATCTGCAGCGCCGCTATGGCGACCGGCCGACCGAGCTGAGCGCCATTGGCTGCACCCGCGCCTCCGAGGCCCAGCGCCGCGGCAAGTGGGCGATCTTGAGCAACAACCAAGACCGCACCGTATCGTTCAAGACAGGCATGGAGGGCGTGATTCCGCTGCCTGGTCACATCATTCCGGTGGCTGACTCGCTGCTGGCCGGGCGGGAGGTCGGCGGGCGGATCTCGTCAGCTGCTGGCCGCGTGGTGACGCTCGATCGCGATACCCAGGCCAAGGCCGGCGACCGGTTGATCATCAACCTGCCGGGCGGCCGCGCCGAGGGCCGCACCGTGCAGAGCGTCAACGGCCGCGCCGTTACCGTGACTGTTGCTTACAGCGAACCTCCGGTCGCGCAGCTGCAATGGGCGCTCGACGCCGATGATTTGGCGATACCGCTATACCGCGTGCTGCGCACCAAGCGCACCACCGAGGGCGACTTCGAGATCAGTGCGCTGCAGTTCGAGCCAAGCAAATTCGCCTACATCGATACCGGCGCGCGCCTGGAAGAACGGCCGATCAGCGTGATTCCGATCACCGTGGTTCCGGCGCCGGCGAGTGTGTCCCTCACATCGACGTCGTCGGTAGTGCAGGGGTTGGCCGTGGCCACCATGACCATCAGCTGGCCTGCCGTGGATGGCGCGGTCGGCTATGACGTGGAGTGGCGCAAGGACAGCGGCAACTGGATCAAGCTCCAGCGTACCGGCATGACCAACTTGGACGTGATCGGTATCTACGCTGGCGCCTACGTGGCCCGGGTCCGTGCGGTAAGTGCGTTCGATATCTCGTCGCAATGGCGCAATTCGATCCTGACCAACTTGAAGGGTAAGCAGGGGCTGCCGCCGGCGCTCAGCTATCTGACGGCAACGCCACTGTTGTTCGGTATCTACCTGAAGTGGGGTTTCCCTGCTGGCGCGGAGGATAGCCAGCGGACTGAAATCTGGTATGGACCCGCGACGCAGCTTGATGCGGCCACGAAGCTGACAGACCTGGCCTATCCGCAGAGTGACTTCTCCATGCTCGGCCTTCGCGCTGGCGTGACGTTCTACTTCTGGGGACGGATCGTCGACAAGATCGGCAATATCGGGCCGTGGTATCCGATCGGCATGGGTGTGCAGGGGCAGTCGAGCGCGGACGCGGCGGCGATTCTGGAGATGATCGCCGGCGAGATCGGCCGCACGGAACTGGGCCAGGATCTACTCGACGAAATCGACAAGATTCCCGGGCTGCAGGCTCAGATCGATGCGCTCGACGGATTGAAGGGTTACGACCCAGAAGCCACCTACGAAGAGTACGACCTGGTGGTGCAGGGCAAGCGGATCTATCAGGCTACCGGTCCGGTGCCGGTCAATATGCCGCCGCCGAATCCGCTCTACTGGCACGACGTGGGTCAAACCGTGGAAACCGCCAGCGTACTTGCCCAGCAGGTCGCGACCAATACTGCCGAAATCACCGAGCTCGACGGCGTGGTTACGGCCCAGGCAACGGCCTTCGAAGCCCTGCGCGCCTCCTATCGAGACGATGATGGCGCTGGTGATCTTGCGGACGCGATCAAAAGCTATACCAGCACCGCAGCTATTGCATCCGAATCGAAGGTTCGCGCCTCCGAAAACGAAGCAATGGCACGGCGCGTAACAAACTTCGACGCAAAAATCGGAGAGAACGCGGCCAACATCACTGAGCTTGAGGAGGTGGTGGCCACGAACGAGTCTGCGACAGCGACGAAGATCGACCAGTTGAATGTTTCCGTCGGGCAAAACTCGGCGGCCATTCAGCAGACCTCGACAGCCTATGCCGATACCGCCGGCAAGCTGTCGACGATGTGGTCGGTGAAGATGCAAGTCACGGCGAATGGGCAGTACGTCGCGGCTGGCATCGGTCTTGGCATCGAAAATACAGGTGCCGGTCTCCAAAGCCAGTTCCTGGTCAGCGCTGACCGGTTTGCCATCGTCAACACGATTGCCGGCGGCGCCATCTCGGTGCCGTTTGCAGTGCAGGGTGGCCAGGTGTTCATGAACTCGGCGTTCATCCAGGACGGCAGCATCACCATGCTGAAAATCGGCCAGTACTTGCAATCCGACAACTATGTTGCCGGTGCGCTGGGTTGGCGCTTGGATAAAGCAGGAAACCTCGAGTTCAACGGACCAGCGCCCGGTGGCGGGCGACTGACAATGACCAACAGAGCGATAAAGGTGTTCGATCAAAACGGCGTGAAACGGGTGCAGCTTGGAGATCTGGACGCATGACCTATGGAGCAAGAGTCTGGGACGAGAATGGCAATCTCGGGATGGACACCAACAGCTTTACCTATCAGGTGCTGTGGCAGGGCGTGATCGACTTCAGCGGTAGCACGCCCAGCTACACACTCAATATCCCAGGCTTCAACCCTGCCAACTGCGTGTTCATGATCATTCCGACGCGTGCACAGGATGTGCAGTCTTCAGAAACAGACGGTAGCGGCAATGCCAAGTCCTATCCCTATGTCACGACTGCCGTCGGCCAAGTGATTGTCAGGCCTAAGAATCCGTCAGCCAGCGCCTCGACAATTCAGACAAGGATCGTCGCCAAGGGCTACGCCATCAGGTATTCGACATGAATTACGGCTTTCAGAGCATCAATGACAACTCGTTTGTTCAAATTGATTCGGAGGCACCCAGGCTCTGTCTTCTCACCAAAGGTACCTATTCCGGCGTTGCAACTGCATCAGGTACGTTTGCCCGGGCGGTGACCAGCCAAGACCCGCCAATGGTGTTCATTCGTCCTGATCAGGGCGGCGCGATTCAGGTTCCCATTTCAGTGTGGTTTACGGGAGGGCCGGGTAACTGGACTGGCTTTGCAATGAACGCGTCACGGGTGAATGAAACCCTCAGCGGGCAGTATTTCGTGGCGGCATGGGCTTCGATGGGTACCGCTGCTTATGGGATGCGGCTGTGGGATGGCGCTGGCGCGCTTGTTTACGACAGCGGCGCCCCGGCGGTGGTCGTTACGTTCGCTGCTGGCAACTGGACGTATCTCGGAACCGAGCAGCTCAGTGTTGGGCGCCGATACTTATGGGGTATCAACAAGAGTCTCGGGGTAGGTGAGTACGTGTCCCTCAATCCTTTCACGATGAACTGCCACAACGACGGTACCGGTGGCGGCTGCGCTCTGGGAGTCGATTACGCTGGCGGCCGCATCATGATGTACAGCCTTGCCTTCACAGCCTGGACCGATCAGGGCCACCGGCCTTTCCTCTGCGCCAAATTGCTGGCCTGAACCCTTCTTTTTTTGGAGATACACAATGCCCTGGTACAAGACGGGAACGGTCTCTGTCACCCAAAATTCCAACGCGGTGATAGGAGCGGGCACCGCATTCATTGCCAACAGCCGGGTAGGCGATGGCTTTCGCGGGCCGGATGGTCGTTGGTACGAGGTGACCAACATCGCCAGCAACACTGCGCTGTCGATCTCTCCGAATTACGAAGGGCCGACGGTTACTGGCGGCCTTTATTCGATAATGCCTGTGCAGGGATATCAGAAGGACCTGGCCGATCAGGTGCGCGCCATCCTCAATGAGTACGGCGAAAAGTTGGCCGCGCTCGGGACCACTGGCAATTACGAAACACTGCCGGTCAGCAAGGGTGGTACTGGCGCCACGACTGCCTCCGATGCACTGACGCAACTGGGTTTTTCGGACTTCACAAAAACGCTGGTTGACGATGCTAATGCTGGTGCTGCGCGAACCACTCTAGTCGCCGCCAAATCAGGACCGAACTCGGATATCACCGAGCTAAACGCACTGACCAAGCCAGTCACACCAGCGCAGGGTGGCACGTCTCCCGGCTACATCGACGGCTTGCTGCCGACCTGGCTGACAACCACGTCCATCACCATCAGCTCCGGCTCGGCCTACGTCCCGTCGCTGGGCAAGGTGTTGACGGTTTCCAGCCCGATCACACTTACAGGTCAATCCGGGCTTACCCCTGATGCCTTCTACTACTTCTACCTTTACGACAACGCTGGCACACCTACGATTGAGCGGGTTATCACCTATCCAAGTGACCCCTATTTTGGCAAGGCTCGGTCGAAATTGGGTGACTCATCACGCCGGCTGCTTTTTGCGCTCAGAACCAATTCGACCGGATTGTTCTATCCCTTCAAGATACTTAACACTGGAATGCTTCTTTTTGCAGCAGCCACCAATACAGCACCATTCAGGGTTCTGGCTGGTGGCACGTCTACGACTTACGCCACCATTTCTCTGGCATCGGTTGTCCCGGTTTCGAGTCAGACCGTGAGCCTGAGGGGGTCCGCAAACGGAACCGCGGGGTTGCTTGCCATCCCTGGCATTGATTCTCCAGGCATGACTGCGTTCGACGTCGGGGCCCGGTATCAGGTCGACTTTGCAACAGACTCTCAACAGCGAATCCAGTATGCCAACGCCGCCGCGGGCGGGACTCTTTTTATCGACGTTACCGGCTATGGGATGGATAGATGATGCCTTACGCAATTACAGATTCAGGATGGCGCGCTATTGAGAAGGACTGGATATTAATTGAAGGTGAGACATACAGCCGCACTTTGCCGCCAAATCTACTAATTAAAGATGAGCACGATGAGCGCGCGCGATTGGCGATGAGTACCATGCGGGAGTTGCAGAGTCTCGCAAGTTACGCGATTACACCATTGCAGGCAGTCTTAGATGTAGGCGAAATAAGCGAGGAAGACTATGCAAGCTGGAGGAAGTGGAAGCATTATGTAATTCTTTTAAGCCAAACGCCAGCCCGTGAGGGCTGGCCTGACAATCCCGACTGGCCGACTACTCCAGCGTTGTAGTCGTGGTGGGAGATAAGGCTCTTCGTTTTAATTTTTTAGAAAAGGCCGAGCCTTTAGAGCGTAAAGGAGTCTCTATATATCTATAGCTGAATTCAGATAAAGCAAGTGTCATTGTTAAGAATGATAGGATATATAATGTTGTGTGTAGTGCATCGAAGTTGGTGGGTGTCGGGTCATTGAAGTCGTTGAAAAATATTTGACGGGTTGATGATAGACAGATCATGTGCGTCAAATATATAGCATAGGATCTTGATCCGATGTAGTTTGTAATCTTGGTTAGATAATGATTCTTAGTGAAGTAATTCGCATTATAGCTAGCAATCCACACTAGAAATGCCGAGCCTAGAGCAGTTAACCCCATAGCAAATGGAAGCGGGGGGATAGGTCGTGTCAACGATGCCAGAAGCGCAGTCACACACACTAGCATCGCAATGGTAATAAATCCATTCCTGAAAAAATATGGCTCAATTTTTTTATGCGAATCAGAACCGTGCCACAGCGCAAGTAGTACGCCAAAAGAAATTGCATCGGTGCGAAGCGCCCAAAGTTCTGGCGTGGGTTTTATTAGTTGTCGAGTTATGAAAAACTGAGAAATTATTAGTGCAGCGAAAAATAACGGCATCCAACGCTTTCCAAAAAGCAAAGCGATTATAGGTAGTGCAAGGTAAAATTGATTCTCTAGAGATAGGCTCCAGTAAATTCCTGTGTCCCCTAAAGTTCCTGCGTCTCTCGCAGAAGCGTAGATGATGTTGAAATATTGAAACGCTGCAGCGGTAGCGGATGGTAAAATCTGCTCAAAGCCTAGGAAAACTCCTTTTCTGCTGAAGAAATAGGACAGAGTCAAACATACTCCTATCCAGAATATCGCTGAAGGCATAAGCCGCCAAAACCTCCTCACCCAAAAAGGTATAGCGAAACCAAGTGCCGAAGTTAATGATAGCGATTTTGGTATTTCGTTTTTTATTGAGTTTGTGATTATAAAGCCCGATACGCAAAAAAATATATCTACGCCGAAACCAAAACGAAAATTCTCAAGAACTTTCCAGTATAACGATGTTGGTGATAGTATAATTGCTATGTGTGCGAATATAACAAGTATTATCGCAAGCGCTCGAAGTGCTTCGATGTCGCTATTTTTTGTCGTTTTCAAATGATTAATTGTTTGCATTGTGCCAGCTTTTAATCCTTGGCGAAGTTCTACTTTAAATTTTGGTCGTAGTTTGTTTTTGAGCATTCTACAGTAGATCTTTGTTAATGCGTCGTGCCCGCCATCGAGCGGGTATTTTTTTGCCTGGAGAAAAGTGATGCCTGTAACCGAAAAAGACCGCGACATCCTCGCCCGCACCTTGTGGGGGGAGGCTCGCGGCGAAGGCACGGCCGGCCAGATCGCCGTGGCCTGGACGATCCGCAACCGTGTGTTCGATGGTAAGGAAAAGTCGTGGTGGGGTGAGGGGTACGCTGGCGTGTGCCAGAAGCCGTATCAGTTCAGCTGCTGGAACAAGACCGACCCCAACTATCAATTCCTGATCGGCGTGAAGCAGATCCCGTTCCGCGAGCTGGCGCAATGCCGAAGCGCTGCAGACCAGGTGATCGATGGCAAGGTGGCTGATCCTACCGGCGGCGCCACGCATTACTACTCCACCAGCATCAAGGCGCCGGCCTGGGCGGCGAAGGCCAAGCAGACGCTCAAGTTGGGCGGCCACGTTTTCTTCAAGGATGTGCCGTGATGGTCGTTCCGTGGAAAGCGGTGGGCGTGCTGACGCTGGTGCTGACCGGCGCCGGCAGCGCCTGGCAGTTTCAGGACTGGCGCTACGGCCGCCAACTGGCCGAGCAAGCGCGGCTGCACGCTGAAATCCTCAATCAACTGACCCAGGCCGCTGCCACCGCGCAGCAGGCCGAGCAGGACAAGCGTCTGGCGCTTGAGCAGCGGCTGGCGGCCAGTGAGCAAACCCACTTCAGGAAAATGACCGATGCCCAACGTGACCAAGATCGCCTGCGCGATCGCCTTGCCACTTCTGATTTGCGGTTGTCAGTCCTCCTCGACGCAACCGACGCTGCCAAAGGCTGTGAGGTGCCAGCCACCGCCGGTGCCGGCCGCGTGGATCATGCAGCCGTACGAGCCCGACTTGACCCGGCGCATGCTCAAAGAATTATCGCCATCACTGACACCGGAGACCGGGGGCTGATCGCGCTGCAGGCATGTCAGGCCTACGTCCGTGCGCTGAGTGATGGCTCAGAGCTATTGTTGCGAGGTGAGCACCGGTGAACCATCATTTATATTCGATCTGGATGATGCGGGCACATGGACAAGCAACTGGCTGGTTACTCAATTGTGATGACGATTATCTGGGTTTCAGTCGTTCTTTCTGTCATTTATTGGATGTCGTAGTGAAGGTAATAGGTGGCTGAT